ACCGCGCGGTACAGGAGCCGCACCACCGCCACCGCCGAGAGGGTGTGACCGGGAAGGGGGTCTTCATCGAGCACGAGCCGGGCTTGCTTCTTGGCTCCCTCCACACGGTAGCCAAAGGGGACAATGCCGCCCATCCACACACCCTCTCGGCTCCAGTGGTCTATTCCCGCACGGATGCGCTGGAGGAACTGAGCCTTCCAGAGCTGGCTGTTGTTGAGGCTCTGGACAAACAGGTAATCCCCATGGGGAGTGCCCAGCTCGAAGGGCTCACAGCAGGAGAGGGGAACCACGCCAGACTCACGCAGGGTTCGGGCGGCGAGCAGCCCCACCAGCACGTCGCGGGAGAACCGGTCGTAGAGGAAGACCACGACTGCCTCAAAGGTTCCCGTCTTGGCGTCGGTGAGGAGGCGCGATCCGGCGGGGCGGTCTCCAAAGGGGGTGTCGCCACCGACCCCATCGTCGAGGTACCAGCCCGCCACAGCCCAGCCCTGGCGCTCACAGTGCGCCCGGATGTACTCCTGCTGACCCTGAATGCTCTGGTTCTCGCGCTGTTCGTCACTGGAGACCCGGCAGTAGGCGGCGACTCTCACTCGGACTCCAGAAGCCACCACCCGGATTCCATGATCGCCACTCCCGACAAAGGACGATCCCCCGACTGGGCGTTGGCAAGGTGTCCTAGTCCCTGGCGGCGGAGGGCAACTTGAAAGCGACTTTTAAGCAGCTCCAGCCTTTGGCGTTGGTCTTCCTCCTGCTCGATCTGGCGGAGGGTGGCAAGGTGTCTGTCTGGGGTCACAGTCCCAGCGCTCCGACCACAAAGGTCAAGGCAAGCTGCGCACCCATGACAAGCAACCAGAGCAGGACAAGCCCGATCGCTCCCAGAAAGATGCTCCCCGTGAACCCAGCATCACGAATGGATATCCACCAATTGCGAGGTCGGCGCGGTGGTGTGTGGCGTGGCAGCTCCGGCATTACAGGCTCCACCGATTTGAGCAATACTGGCACTCAAACGCTGTTTTCTTCTTACCCTGGAGGAAGGGGATCGCAAGCCACGCCAGTGGAGAGAAGAAGCACCCCAGGCACCCCGCTACCGCTTGACCCGAGCCACTACCACCCTCTTTATAGGTGTATTCTTTAACGTTGGGACTCTTGCACTGGGGGCAGACTCCGTGACCCGTGGCATGATTGTAGATCGCCTGCTTGCGACGCTCTTCTTCCTGTGTAGCTTGCTCTGCTCTCTGGGCTTCGTATTGTCGGCGTTGCTCTTGGGTTTCTGCGGCGGCTAGGTACTCGACCTTTAGTGCCTCAAGAGCACGGTCTTTTGCGGTGGTCTTTGCTCCACAGTGGGGGCATTCCACCGCCGCTTCTGGTATCTCTTTGCGACAAGCAGGACAATAGATAGGGTTCAAAACAGTTTCTTCCTTTCGCCTAACAATAACACTTCGACCGCACACGCGACAAGGTGTTGCACACTGCGCCGGTCGCCATCGTAGCGCTCGATCCCGTAGCGGATATGCCCCACACGGCGATGTGCCTGAATGTCGTGGGCCAGCTCGTGGATGATGCGGCGGCAGATCGCGTCGTCGTCTGTGTCCGGGTCGTAGAATATCTCCCGGTTATACCAGTCGTAGCACCCCGGCAGCTCCTGATCGTCCGCCAGCGCATAGACCCCGCTGACTCCCAGAGCATAAGCGGCCTTTGCCCAGGTGTTGGGATCGCTCCAGTCCGACCCTACTGGTACGGCGGTTTTAACCACCGCCGACACTGCCCGCGCCTGGGCGTTGATGTCCGGCTTGCCCAGTGCCTTCTTGAGGCGCACGGGATCATCGGCGAACAGTTGGCGAACTTTTTGTATGCTCCAGGCCATAGGGCGATCTCTGATAAAATTGGGGAATGGACGATACTAAAGAACCTAAAACTAGCGCGGAGCGTTGGGCGGAGTTAGTTTCGACAAAAAACCCACCCTCTGCTGACGAGCATATTCCTCGGATGCAGGAACCGCTTCTAGTTTCAGAGTGGCAGCAGAAACTGAGACCACTACCTCGGCAGGAAGCCCGGCCTGGTTCACCCCAATGCAGACCACTGTGTCGCTATTGAGAGGGTAGATATCCGCGAAAGCGATACTAGAGCCGTCTGACAGTACGACGCGAGCAATGATCTCCGCGCCCTCTGGGAGTCTGTCTTTGAAAGCCTGGGCCTGATTCAGAACATCCTGACAGAATAGAGCAGCGCAAGACTGTTTTGTAGGAAAAACATCTGAGTAGGAGAGCCCTTTTTCTCCGTGCGTCGCACTGCGGAACATGACTCCCTCGGTAATACTAGAGCCGAGCTTAATGTCCAGGCTTGCGTCCTGTCCCATTACCCGGCTCAGAATCTCATCAACAGTCCCCGGCATCCTGCTTCTCCTACTTATCCACGTCCTGAATCCGCTTCTTCGCCCCGCGCCCGTTTCGCACGAGCCCCGGCATCTCCTCGCCACCGACCGGCCCCGCCGTGCGAGCTGCCGCCAGTGCCTTCTGGAACTCTCTTGCACTCACCAGCACCGGATTATCTCCCGTGTAGAGCTCGATGTGCTCCAGGAGGGTTTCCTCCGGGATGCGATCTATCTCAGGCAATGGCTCCAGCCCTGGCGTGTCGGCCATGAGAGCCTCTAGCGCCTCGCGTGGGTCTGCTCCCAGGGCTTGAGCAAGAAGAAATACCGTTGTCGCCTCTGGCTTCTTCGTCCCTCTCTCGTAATGAGAGATACTGCTTTGAGTCAGCTTTCCACCCATGCGAAACGCAAGCGCCTCGCCTGTCAGGTCGCGATCCCTACGCCTCTCTCTTAGCCACGCCCCAAAGTTGTTCCCTGTTGGGACTTCGGAAGCGGGCCTGCCTCTTCCTACCGTGCCCATGTTGAAATTATCGCTCAAGTGCATAATAATATCTAGTAACTCAGGTAATAAAAACGGTTGCACAAAATATGACTTCAGGTCATAATACTGGTATGGATACTGAGTTTGTGGACAGCAGGGAAGCGGCGGAGATTCTCCAGGTCTCTGCACCTCGCGTCGCTACCGTGATTATTCAGAAGGCAGGAGTCCAACACAAGCGGGTTGGGCGGTGGTTTTTGTTCCGTCGTGGGGACATCGAAAAACTAGCACAAGAACGCGGTGGTAGGGTCGGGCCTGGTCGGCCAAAGAAACGCATCGAAGCGTAGCGGGGATTCTGAGAAAAAATTTATGACTAAATTACATAATAGCTATTGCTTTAATTATGACTTTAAGTCATAATATCCCTGTACCTCCCGTCCCCCAGACAGGTGGTACGAGCGAAAACACTCCCCGGCTCTCGGGTCGGGGCTTTTTCTCAGAGGATTTACGATGACCAGAATCACCAACCTATCCGACCTCCACACCGAGCGCCCCCGCGTCGGCCTTGACACCATCCGCCTGCAAGCCCGACACCTCGGCGTTTGCGTCGTCGTCGAGGCCATCAACCAAGGAGAGCCACGCTGGCTGGTGGTCACTCCCCACGGCGGCGTGTCGGGAACCTCCTCGCGCCCCATGTCCGACATTGACGCTTGCGAGCTGGCGCTCCAGTTTGGCGAGCGGCTACACCCTGGCGTGGAGTACTTCGTGGAGATGAACGATGTGGTGGGGGGTGTGGCGTGAGCGTCTTCACCCTCAACTCAACCCAGGCGAATTGCACCTTGACTGCCTCGAAAAACATCGGACTGGATCACCGTTGGGTTCTCTCGGTCTACGAGTTCGACACAGACGGTGGCTACGAGCTACACGTTGCGTTCGTAGGGGAGGCTCGCGGGATCAAGAGCGGCTATTGGTCCAACCTAACCTCTGACCAGTGTGAGCGCATTGTGGCGCTTGTCAGACACTACAAGTCAAACAACCTCACCTGTGCCGACTGCGCCTCTGAGATCGTTGAGATTCTGAAGGAAGAGCCGGACATTGATCTATTCGAGTCTCTTCTGGACACCCAGAGCGGGCCTGTCGAGATCGCCAACACCGCACCCACCGCCAACACTGTCCCCACTGTGGGAGCTGCCCCCGACCCACGTACAACACTAGGGGGCGATACTGCTAAGTCAACACTTCTCCCGGGGGAGAAATCCCCTGGGCTTTTTGTGGCAGAGCAAACTAATCCGACGACAGAGCAGACCAATCCGGCTTCGGTGCATCCTAGCCCCCAGCAGACGCTGAGAGGGGCGGAGGTGCCGCGATGACCGAGCGGATCACCCTAACCCGTGTGTACGCCACACAGCCCGATGAGGGGCGGATTGTGAAGGCACTCAAGCTCGTCATCGAGAAGAGCACGACCCCAGACCCTGAAGGAGCTGCTCAATGAGTGCCGACCCTTGCTCTTTGGATGGGCCGTCGGTGCTGGCCTACCTGCGCTCTCTGCGTCCCCAAGACGGGGCGGCCTATGCGGAGGCGGTCATCGAGCTGGCGCGGCGTGTGCGGGAGCGACAGATCGAGATCGCCACGGCGGAGTGGGAGGAGTGCCGCCTCTGGCGCGACGGGCAGGGTCGGGCGCGTGGGGTCATCAATGCCCAGGGACAGCTCCGGCGTGTCCAGCGTTCCTATGCCCGCGACTGGGAGGGGCGTCCTACCCACTGGCACGTAGACATGGCCTATATGCCCGTGATCTCCGCCATCAACCGGGCGCTCACCGACGTGGACTATCGCTGGAGCCACCGCAAAGCCCAAGTGCGCTCCGTGCGACCCCAGCCCAAACACTACTACATTCTCCGCTGGCTCGGTGTCTCCGAGCAGATCAGCGATACCAACGAAAAGAGCCAGGACACTCACGATGTCGCTGGCTCACAGACCACGAAAGGATAGTTTCATGGACACGACAAAGTCTACCACAACAACCGAGACAACGACAGAGACGCCTAACCACGCGACAGAGACACCAGGCCGAACGCGCGGACTGCACAAGGGCACCAGTGGGCATAAGCCCACGTGTCAGTGTGCGTTCTGCAAGGCGGGGCGCTACACCCAGCTCGTAGTGAGCAACAACCACAACGCTGCCGAGGTGTTCAGGCTCGCCGAGTCCCTACGCCTCGTGGAGCAGGGACGCGACGAGGCCATCCGTGGGCGTGAGGCGGGGCTGGAGCAGATCAAGAAGCTCCAGGAGGAGCTGACCCTGGCACACCGAACGAGCGAGGGCTACAAGGCGACCATCGCGGATCTGAGGAGCGAGTTAGTCCAGACAGAGCGATCTCTGGAGCGCCAGAGCGGTCAGCTTCATACCGCGCGAAAAGATGCTAATGCGCTCGTCGAGGCCGCACAGGAGCAGGGCATGATTCGCCGCGCTCAATTCACCGTCGCTGGACTGATCGTGTCCCTCCTTGCTGGTGCAGTGATGTTCTTCGTGGGGAGGTGGGCACGATGATCCTCTGGAAATCCTGTGACTACTGCGGCGAGGGACACCAGGCTATCCACCATGAGGGTGGTGGCTACTGCTCCAGTGCGTGCGCCCAAGCGGCGGAGATGATGCGACGACGGGCGGGGCGTGAGCTAGGAGAGCGCCAGAGGGTGGCCCGTGAGCGCCAGGCCGACACCCAGGGTGCGCTTACCATTGGGCTTGCCCTGGTGGCACTGATCCTGGTGCTCTGCTCGGGATGCGATGCGCCGGGCGATCATGTGGGCCCAGACGAGCGCCATCATGTGGCGGCGGGACACCGTGTGGCAGGGGGTGGACTGTGAACCTATCCGACTTCCTCACACCCTCCGAAGTGGCGCTCGCCCAAGAGCAGCTCCAGGAGAAGCTGGCACGCATCGAGGCGGAGCGCCTCCAGGAGCTTGCTCTCCTCAATGAGCGCTTCGATCTGCTGCAGAAACAGGCGGGGCGCGACGTGCTCGCCTCCGTCCTGGGGGTGGGCATGGCCTCGGAGCCACTTCCCCCCACCAGTGAACCTATGCCGCACACCAGTGAACCCATTGGGGTGACGGCTCGGGAGATCGCCCAGGCGCTGGGCTACCACAAGGACTCAGTGAACAACTGGGTGCGCAATGGGCTCCTGCCCGAGGCGGTTGCTGGCACAGGCACCAGCCCCTACAACCCCGCCCGGTACGTGTTGGACATCGAGGAGCTTCGCGCCAAAGTGAAGGCACGTCAAGAGGCGGCTAAGGTGGCCAATGCCGCCAAGCTCGCCAAGAAGCCGCTTGACCTGGGTGGGCCTACCATGACCTGGGAGAAGGCGGCGACGGTGCTGGGAATCACGCGGGATACCGTCCGGCTCTACATCAAGCGCGGCTTTCTGGTCGGCGGGGCAGGGATGACCACGGTGGAGAGCGTCAAGCACTACCAGGCCAATCGGCTCAAGCCCGGTCAGACCAAAGCCCAGACAACCACACAGAAAGCCCAGACAGCTCCCACACAGAAAGCCGTCACTCCCACGCCCAAGGACGAGGAGATTGAGGCAGAGATCGTCGTCGAGCCTCGGCCCACTCCCCAGCTCTCCGAGGCCATCAAGCACGACTACCACTGGCGCAACGCTCTCCCGGTGCTGGAGTCAGCCATTGAGGCGGCGGAGGCGGCAGGGGATGTCGCGCTGGAAGTGGCGTACCAGACCACACCAGACAATTACGAGCAGAGAGGGAGCTTTGTTGTCCGCCCTTTCGGTCAGCTCGGGCCGGGGCTAGTGGCCTTTGTCCGAGCGACTCAGGAGAGCGGGAAGTGGAGCGTGACGATCCCCCTGCGCGTGGAGAGCTGGATCAAGCCCATGGCGGAGGGACTACGGGACTACTGGAGAGATCGAGCCAAGGTTCGAGATGTCGCCGCCTCTCTCCCCAGTCCCTCCAGCGCCTCACCAATGAGGAGCTTGCAGGCATGATCGCCACCAGTCATCCCCAGGCCCACGCCATGGAAGCCATCCTCGTGGATCGCAACAAGAACCTGATCTGGCACGTCGCCAAGAAGTACCACTGGTCGAATTTGGAGCCCGCCGACCTCTTCACCGAGGGGGTCGAGGGTCTCCTCAAGGCAGCGCGGAAGTTCGAGGCTGGCCGGGGCGTGAAGTTCGCCACCTATGCGGTTCCGTGGATTCGCCAGTGCATGGGGCGAGCCAGTGAGGGAGCCGGGCTGGTGCGTGTTCCCTCGCACTGCTACGAAAGCATCAACAAGCTGACCAGCGCCTACGAGGTGCTGGGCAAGGGCGCAAGCTCGGAGGAGCTGTGTGCGTACCTGCGCTGGACTCCCGCCAAGCTGGAGGGAGTTCTCTCGGCCAGGCGAGCGGGCACAGTCGCCTCCCTGGATGCGCCTATCACCAACAACTCCAGCAAGGGCGAGAGCGACACCGAGCTGATGGAGTTCCAGGCGATGGTAGGCGGCGATCCGTTCGAGACCGTCGCGAGGACCATGACGGGGGAGACCCTCACGCGCCTCATGGCGGCACTGTCTCCTCGCCAGGCGCAGGTGATCCGGGAGCGGTTCCTGGACAACTCCGAGGACACCCTGGTGGCCATTGGTAAGCGCATTGGCGTCTCCCGTGAGCGCGTGCGGCAGCTAGAGACGGAGGCGCTCCGTCTCCTCCAGACCTCCGCAAAGAAGGCAGGGCTCCATGTGTAATCTACAGGACTCCAGGTGTGATCTACTTGACACCAGCTTTGGGGTCGTCGTGGTCTGCTCCACGTGTGGCCTGGTGCTGATGGGCGATGCGTACGACTCTTGTGCTGGGGGTGTGTCGTGACCCTCCTTGCTCTTGACCCCTCCACCGACGTGACCGGGGCGGCTATCTTCCGCGAGGATGGCTCCCTGGCGGCCTACACATCCTTTGATGCGTGGGAGCTGACAGGTCAGCCACGGAGCCGCACGGGGCTGGTGGATCGCATTGAGCGTATCGCCGCCACACGCGCGGCACTGGCGGTCTGGCTAGGACGCAGGGAGGGTGAGGGTCTGACCATCACACAGGTCGCCTACGAGACCCAGAGCGGGCGGGGTCATGCCTCCAGTGAGGCGCTCGTCATGGCGGTGGGCAACTACCTGACCCTCTCGCGCCTGTCCCGCGTGCCCCTCATCGAGATCAATCGTAGCGCGGGATGTGCCGCTGTGGGCGCGTCGGGGGTTTACGCCCAGGCGGCAGGTAAGACCGCTACCGAGTGCGAGGCCAAGCGGGCACGGCTCAAGGCGGCGGTGATCTGTGGAGTGAACCACGCGCTCGGGCTGGAGCTACGCCCCGACCAGGACGCCGAAGCGGACGCCATCGCGGTGGGCCTGGCCGCTACAAAGAAGCTCGCGGCACTGGAGAAGCTCAAGAAGGGACGCAAGAAGTGAGCTACGACTTCTCCTCCGCTTGTGCTGCGCGGACTCCCGGCTCCGGGAGATCCTCGATCCACTTCAACACCAACGCTTTCATGCTCACACCACGCACGAACGCCGCCGCTTTCAGTTTAGCGTGTGCTTCCTGGGGAAGCTCTAGGGGCAATGTCACCATTTTTTGTTCCTTGCTCATATGGCCATTATTTCCCCTACTTATAGGGCTTGCCATATTGGTAGTATTAGAGGTATTATACCTCACATATAAATTGAAGACCCTCAAGGTCGAAAGAAGTTGCGCCTCATGTTGATTCGTTATGCCAGCTTTGGTGGTGTCCAGGATAAAATGCCTCTCGCTAAGATCGAGGCATGGGACTTCTTTGCCAAGAAGCTGGAGCGTCACCAAGTCCAGCCCGCCAAGCCGGATGGGAAGCAGGCCAAGGGTGGTCTGTGGTCTCCGACTGTCTACACACCCGGCGAGACGCGCGGGGCTGCCCATGTCGAGCTGGTGACGTGCTTCGTGGCGGATGTGGACGATGGGACACCTGTCGAGGAGCTGTGGGGACGCTGGTCTGGTCTGGTCTGGGCGCTCCACTCCTCATTCTCCAACACTCCCGAGCACCCCAAGTGGCGGGCGGTGTTCCCTCTGAAAAAAGCGGTGTCTGGCGAGGCATGGGGCGCGGTGTGGGCCAAGCTCAATCGCGAGCTCATGGACGGACACTGCGACCCGGCGACCAAAGACCCCAGCCGGATCTACTTCTGGCCCTCCTGCAAAGAGGGAGCGGAGAGTGAGGCGTTTGCACACACCAACGCGGGCGAAGAGGACGTCTTTCTGGATCACACGATCTATGCCGATCCAGAGCCCGTGAGGCCCACGCCTCGCCCACGCCTGACTACCAGCACTCCCGCCGAAGTGTCGGGTGGGAAGCTCTTGGAGAAGTACGTGGGACTCGCTGTGCGGGGTGGGCGCAACCGTACCGCGTTTGACTTGGCCTGTCAGCTCCGTGACAATGCGTTCTCCGCAGGGGAGGCGCTGGCCCTCCTGGAAGACTTCAAGTCCGCCATGGGCGCAGACTTTGACGACGACATGAACCACGTCTGGGAGCAAGCCAATAATCGGACAGCTCGTCAGCCCTGGACTAAGCCCGAGACCAGGGCTGCTCTTCCCTCCCGAGGATTCCAGAGGGTGAGCGGTGCGGTCACGGCGGAGCTTCCTGGGTATGTGGACATCGCGACCGGGGAACACGAGCTTGGCAATTCCCACCTGACGGACAAGTGGACAGACGTCGGCAACAAAGACCGCTTTCTGCGCCACTTTGCTGACCAGGTGCGCTACGACCCTTCCCGTGGCTGGATGGTCTGGGATGGCAAGCGCTGGGAGCAAGATGTGGATGGCGGGAAGGTACTCAACTTTGCTGTCATGGTGGCTCGCTCGCTCTATACTGAGGAGGAGCCTACCGACGAGAAACAGTGTCAGCTCTGGCGACAGTTCGTCAAGGGGACCAATCAGGTGGGGAAGATTCGCGCCTTTGTCGAGCTGGCCAAGTGCGACCCCACCATACGGGTGTACTCCGATGTCTGGGACTCGAATCCCTGGATTCTCAACTGCGCCAACGGCATCCTCGACCTCAAGACGGGCGAGATACGCGACCACGACCCCCTAGCCTACTGCACCTACATCACCCGAGCGGCCTACCAGAAGGGGGCGACCTCGGAGCTTTGGACGAAGTGTCTGGCGATGTGGCAGCCCATCGAGGCCAAGCGTGGGTATCTCCAGCGTCATGCTGGCTACGATCTGACGGGCTCCACACGGGAGCAGACAGCCGTGTTCCATTTTGGTGACGGGAGCAACGGTAAGACGATCTACACGGGAACACAGGAGTGGATCATGGGCGACTATGCCGCACGGGTTCCCATGGCCGTTCTCGTGGACGACAAACCCCGTGGGGGACAGGCGAGCCCGGATGTGGCACGCCTCGCCGGGCGTCGCCTCGTGATCGCCAGCGAGATCACCAGCGCCAAAGGGCTCAACGAGTCCATCATTAAAGACCTCACGGGCGGAGATACCCTCACCGCGCGCTTTCTCAATGCCAACCCCTTCGAGTTCAGGCCGAGCTTCAAGCTGGTCTTCTTTGGCAACCACAAGCCCCAGATCCGTAACCAAGACGACGGTATCTGGCGGCGTCTCCCCCTAGTCGAGTGGGCCACCAAGATCGAGGAGGCCAACAAGGACAAAGACCTCCTTGCCAAGCTCCAGAGCGACGAGAACATGAGCGGGATTCTTTCCTGGATGGTCGAGGGATGTCTTGCGTGGCAAGAGAGCGGGCTGGCGACCCCGGAAGAGGTTCAAGAGAGCTCCAACTCCTACCGCGCCGAACAGGATCAAATCGGTAAGTTCTTAGGGGAGTGTTGCGTCCTGGGCGAGGGACTGTTCTGCCCCACCAAAACCCTCAGAGGAGCCTACGAGCGCTGGTGTGAGGACAATGGGGAGAAGTGGCAAGCCACTCCCAACCAGTTCGCAGAGCGTCTCCGGCGGGCGGGCGCGGCCCCCGCCGCCACACCGAGACGTGTCAACGGCCAATTACAGCGCGGATGGGAAGGAATCGGTGTAACAACCGACCGAGATTTCGAGAGTGGTGTAACAGAGTCTATTGATGGAAAAGCTACGCCATTGGTAGCTAATGATACCTTGTTCCAACCCTCCAACACACAGACTGTTACACCTGTTACACCGAATTGTATTACCCCCCATACACGTGCGCACGCACATGTAAAACCTATACATTCTGGTGTAACAGGTGTAACAGATGTAACAGAAGTAAAGAACAAAGCAGAAAAAACAACCAACACATCCCCTGGCGAGCTACCCCCAGCCCCACCAGCCCCCGCTGATCGCTCCGACCAGGCGGCGGTGCGTGCCTGGGAGAAAGAGCTGATCGTCTGGTTTAGACAGATCGTCGCGTCGGGCGCTGTGGAGGCCACTAGCCCGCCCCAGGCGGCGCTCTGGCAGGAGCTGGAGGGTGAGTACACCCGTCTGGCGTCTCTGCCCCCTCTGGAGGCCAAACCGCTGGCCCCCGCTCTCAAGAAGCGGATGCTGGCAGTGGTGCACTGGTGGCGCTCTCTGGAGACGTTCCCCAGTGCCGCGACGGGCAAGAAGGGGCGCTCGTGATGAGAGGGCCTGTCGTGGGGGGTCAGGCTCCCCACTCCCACCGGCTCCTGGATGCCTATGAGGTCTGGCGGCAGTCCTCCGAGGCGCGGTGGCGCTCCCAGCTCGGAGAGGATGCAGGCGACCTGCTCAGTGAGGTCTACCTGCGCCTCTTGCGTGCGGTCGGCTTCCGGTGGCAGTCTGAGGCCGCCACACGGCGCTATATCGAGCAGGTGGCGTCCTACGTGGCGCGGGACATGGTGCGGGCCAAGCTGAGGCGCTCAGAGCTGTTCTCGGTGGCCTTGGAGATCGGGGCGCGTGGCGGGGTGAGCACTCCTCTGGAGCAGGAGGTGAACCTGGAGGCGCTGGTGGAGTCTGCCGGGCTCTCCCTGCGCCAGAGGGTTGTGGTGCAGGCAAGGAGACAGGGAATGGAGACACGGGAGATAGGCGCACTGATCGGTGCGTCAGAGGATGCGGTGCGCCAGCTAGAGAGCGAGGCGGTGCGGCGGCTGCGGGAAGTGGCCCAGAAAGGAGCACAGGAGTGAGAGGACAGAAGACCAACCCCGAGCTGGTGGCACAGGTCACAGCGGCATTACTGGCGGGAATGGGACTCAGTGAAGTGGCGCGGCAGTACAAGATTCCGGTCTCTTCCGTCTCTCGGATTCGGGATAATTTGAACCAGGGAGAATTGGAAAGAGTTGGAAAAGAGAAGAGAAACCGCATTGACGAGATGCTGGCAGACTCATTGGAGACGCATCTTAACGCACTAAGGAGCATCGCAGAAGTTGGCTCGGACAAAAACTACCTCATCAAGCAAAGCCCGGAAGGTCTCACCACGCTTCACGAGCGCCTTGAAGACCACGCACTTCGACTTCTCGAAGCGGCGGGGCTTGTCGCCGATGCAAACGAAGACGAAACAGCCTAGTCCTTACCTGGACTTTCTGCGCGCAACCCTACCCCCCTCGTGGTCGGTGGACGTGCTGCACATTCGCCTGATCGCCGAGCAGCTCGACCGTGTGCGGCGGCGGGAGATAGACCGTCTGGCCATTCATATGCCGCCTCGCCACGCCAAGAGCGAGACCGTCACCTACCGCCTGCCCGTGTGCTGGCTGGAGGACAACCCCGCGGACAATGTGCTCATCACGGGCTACAACCAACGCTTTGCCAACAAGTTCGGGCGTAGGACTCGCAACCTTGCTCTGGAGCGTGGCATTGTCTCGGGAGACAAGGCGGCGGCGGACGAGTGGGAGACCACTTCGGGGGGGCTGCTCATGACCCGTGGGGTGGGCTCGCCTCCGACCGGGACGGGGTTTAATCTCATCGTGATTGACGACCCCGTGCGGCGACGCCAAGACGCCGAGAGCGAGACGGTGCGCGAGGCGACCTGGGATTGGTACACAGACGACCTGTACCAGCGTCTGGAGCCCGGTGGTGCCATCGTGCTCATCATGACACTTTGGCACGAAGACGACATCGGTGCGCGTGCGGTGGCCTCGGAGCCGGGGCGCTGGCACGTTCTCAAGCTCCCCGCCCTGGCCCTTGAAGGCGACCCCCTAGGTCGTGCTCCGGGTGCAGCACTCTGGCCAGACCGCTACCCCGTGGAAGTGCTGGAGAAGATCCGCCAGGTGGAAGGGGATCGCACGTTCGAGGCGCTCCACCAACAGAACCCCACACCACGCGAAGGCAACCAGTTCAAAGTGGGGATGCTCAAGATCGAGGATGCCTCGCCTGCTGGCCTTCTCTCGGTTCGGGGCTGGGACATCGCCGCCACGGAGGGAGACGGCGACTACAGCGCGGGCGTGCGGGTCAGTGGACCAGACTCCAGCGGGCTCTACTGGGTGGAGAGTGTCCACCGTGGCCAGTGGGGGACAGATCGCCGCAACCGGGAGATACGCCTCACGGCGGAGCTGGATGCACGCCCGGTGCGGGTCATCGTGCCCCAAGACCCCGGCGCGGCAGGTGTGGACATGGCGCGGAGCCTGGTGCGCCTCCTGGCGGGCTTCTCCGTGGTGGCGGAGCGTGAGAGTGGGGACAAGGCGACCCGTGCCGATCCGTTCAGTGCGCAGGTGAACGCGGGAAACGTGCGCCTGGTGCGGGGGGAGTGGAACAAAGCGTTTGTGGAAGAGCTGCGGGCGTTCCCCAGTGGCAAGCACGACGACCAAGTGGACGCGGCCAGTAAAGCCTTTAACGAGCTGACCCGCAAGCGCAAGGGGGGGATCGTGTAGGGCTGTTTGGGGGTGAGAAAAAATAATCAAACTTTTTTTCTCAAAAATCTCACACTTTGCCTCTCTCGTGACGATTATATATGTGCCAAACATCATCGAGCGGATTTCCGGTTGGTTCTCCCGTGCCGGTGGCAGTGCTCTCCCCACTGCCACGGGTATGGGCAACCCTCGTGGTAGCTCTCGCACGATGGTCTCCCTCCCCGGCACCAATCGCAACTGGCTCTCCCGTGCAGGCGACCTCTGGCAGTCCTCCATCGTCATGTCCGCCGTGGGCTGGGTGGGTGCCAACATCCACCAAGCCCCGATCTGCGCGTTTCGCTCCGAGGGGGGCAAGCCCGTGCGCTACTCCCGTGGCAGTGCCCGGCAGGTAGAGCGCCTCCTCGCCCGTCCCAACCGCTACTACAGCTACCAGACCCTCTTGGCCAGCACCATGCTCTCCCTGATCGTCAGTGGGAACGCCTACTGGTACATCGTGCGGGATGGGATGGGGATGCCCAAGGAGCTGTGGTACATCCCCCACATCCAGATCGAGCCTGCCTGGGAAGGTGGGGCGACCACGGACAACTGGATCAGCCACTACACCTACCGCGAGAACGGCCAAGAGCACTCCCTGGACTACGAGGAGGTCATCCACTTCCGCGAGGGGGCGCTTGACCCACGCAACCCACGCAAGGGACTCTCTCGCCTCCACAGCGCCCTTCGCCAGATCGCCACGGACAACGAGATCGCCACGTATGAGGCCACCATCTTGGCCAACACGGGCGTCCCTGGCCTTGTCATCACCCCTAAAGACGGCACCACGGAGTTTGACGACGCCGATAAAATCCGTGATATTGCCTACGACCGCATTGCTGGCGATGAGCGTGGCAAACCCCTGGTGTTCGAGATTCCCACCGATGTGACCGCCGTGGGCTTCTCCCCCGAGCAGCTTCTCCTGGGCGAGGCAGGGGAGTCTGGCGAGGCAAGAGTCTGCGCCCTCATTGGCATCAACCCCGTGGTGCTCGGCCTCAAGTCCGGCTTGGGGAGTAGCTCCTACAACAACGCCCGTGAGTTCGAGGCGCAGGCGTGGCAGAACGGCATTGTCCCGCGCCTGCTCACCATCTGTGGCGAGCTCGATGTCCAGCTCCTGGGACTCTACGACCTCCCTGAGGACGTGAGTCTCCTGCCTGACCTCTCCGGCGTGGTTGCCCTGGCCACCGACCAGAAAGCCCTGTACGAGCGCCTCACCAGGGCGGTGGGCGGCCCCTTCATGATGCCCGAGGAGGCACGCGAGGCGGCGGGTCTGTCCGTGGCCACGCCCGAGCAGCTCGCCCGTCTGGAAGAGCTGCGGAGCAAGGGCAAAGCAACCCCCGAACAAGACCCCGACCCCAACGAGGGCGAGGACGAAAACAATGGCTAGTAAAACCACACAACCTAGAAAACTACGCACGACCATCTCCCCCGAGAGCGGTGTGGAGGGAGCACAGCGGGGTGGGCGCTCCTACCCGCACTCCCTGCTCTTCCCCGGCTCGACAGCGACCTACCCGGCGGGCGCTCCCTGCCCGGCCCATGCCCAGCTCCCCGAGGGCTTGCGCTGGCACGACCTGGTGAGCGATGGCGCAGGTAACTGGATTGTGAGAGTGAAATCGTGAAAGATCGGATGCTTCAGTTCTTTGCTTACGAGCACCTTCCGCCACACCTTCAATTGGTGAGCAAAGGTTTTTGTCTCCAGGCGGAATGGATTGTGGAAAACCTGCCGAGCAACCCAGAGCGGACGGTTGCGCTACGTAAACTACTCGAAGCCAAAGACTGCGCAGTTAGGGCGTTGCTCTACAAGGAGTCGGAATCATGATCTACGGACGACGAACCCGGCTTCAGAATCGGGAGTTTGCTCGCGCCCTTGGCTATCCAATGGCCTACCGCAACGAGGGTGGGGCTCCTGCCTTGGTGCGTGCGGCCTCCGACGAGAGCAACGCCACGATGCAAGACAACCAGCTCTGTGGCGTTCCCTGTCGCATGGGCTACCCCTACGAGATCGGCTGGGGTGACTCTGAGGTGGTCTTCCCCGGTGCGTTCGCGGAGGCGCTGGAGACGTTCCGGCGCAAGGGCACCATCCTGCGCGACCACACCTGGCGTGAGCTACCCATTGCCTACCCCACGCTGATCGAAGAGCGGGTGCAGGATGGGAAGTCTGTGCTCTATGGCGAGGCGACCTACCACGACCACCCTGCCGCCCAGGCCGCCCGAGTCGTGGCCATGGATCGCGTGGCCAACGGGCTTATGGTGGGCCT